GGAAGAAACCTTACCAAACTCTGAACTATCATAGTTCCAGAATCCAGCAACTTGTTTAATCTTCAATTTGAAGTTAGCACCTTGCCAAAAATCAAATGGATTGATTGCTTCTTCATCATCAAACTCTGGTTGCATGGAAGCAGTGATCTTATCAAAGATCTTCTTACCAAACTTGTATAGTTTGACTTGTCCTTCGTTCTCAGGGTTGATTGAATCTTTTACAACATAGACGTTTGCATAGTAGGAAAGCTTACGCTTTTGTTTACGAGCAATATCTTTGTCTGATTCACGACCACTGTTCCAGAGACTACGATTTAGTTCTCCGACAGGATCATCTTTACCAAGAGTTGTTAAACTGTTCTCAATATACCAACCGCCTGTTCCTTGGAAAGCGTGACTCCAAACTTGAGTCCATGGCAGTTCACAATTAGCATGTGCAGGGAGGAATCGGATAACTGCGTATCCATTACCTGCTTTATCTACAGCTGGTTTCCAAAGACGTTCATCAGTATTGTTACCCTTCTCATTAAGTTTCTCAACTTTCTTCATTAACCTTTCAGTTAAAGAACCTGAGCGGGATTGTTTTTTTAATGCAGCAAATGACATTAATATTCTCCGTATTGTTGTATTGTTGGATTGTTTATATTATAAGTTATATTGATGATATTGTCAATCTTTTGGTAGATTGTTTTCCAATTTGTTTAGGGTATCTTCCAAAGTATCAAAAAATTCTGAAATATTTTGATTTGGTTGAAGACCTAAAAACCTGGCAGATTCTAAAATCTGTTCTTTCATCTCAAGTGCATCAGCATCTTCCTTCTCTAGTTGCAAACGAAACATAAAGTTCTTTTGCTTTTCGAGAAGTTTTTTCATCTTTTGAATATGTAATAGTCCTCCCTCTTGTGTGGGATTTCTCATACCATTAATCGCAAGACCTGTCATAATATCTTCTTGTAACTCCTGTATCTCGGCCATTGCGGCTCTGACTGCTGGAGCTTTAAAAAATTCACTCATTGTACGATTCTAATACACAACTATTTATCTGTTTTAGCAGCCCACATCGGTAGGTATATCAGGGTAAAAGCACTACCCCAGAAGGCAAGAAAAACGTATAAATGACTACCTCTGTGAGGTGAAAATGCAAACCCTAAAGCGGTAACAATCACCCAAACGTAGTCTACTATACCGTGAAAGGTTTGCCACCCATCACCGTATTTTTCTATAAGATTTTCTCTCTGCTTTGCAGCCCAAGGAGAGACATGTCTCATCATGACAAATCCCTCATTAAGGAACATAATAGTGAATCCTATCCAGAATATCATAGCGGTAATTTAGATCTCGAAGTTCTCTTAAGATAATTTAGTTCAGTTGCTTCTGCTTTCAACTTATCTTTGAGAGGCTTAGAAATCAATTTACCAACTGATTCAAATTCAATGTTTTTCTCTTCACAATAACTTACCAGAGCTTCAATATAATTAAGCTCAGTGGTTAGTACAAGTTGCTCAATGTCACTTGTGAATTTGTTCTGACAGAGAAATTTCTCTTTTATCAGTTCGTTAACTTCTTTCTCCATACTCTCCGAGCTTGTGGGTGACGAATTCTTTAATATACTTGGTAAGAAGTTTAATATAGTCACCTTTGTTTCTTTTTTCATAAACGTGGACATCTCCATTATCAGCGACCATCAAAGTCACAATTTTATCTACTGCGATACCTGTCATTTCAAAGTACATACAAGCATATGCAGTTTCTTGAACAAAGTAGTTTTCCAACCACTTTTCTGGTTTAATCTTTTTAGATGTTTTGAAATCAATTATTGCTAGTTCACCATCATATTCGGCGATGCAATCAACTCTTCCAGCGATACCAAAATACTCACTATATAGGGGCTTTTCCAAAGCGTGAATATTATCTATTCTATTTAAAGCTTCTCTTGCAGCGATCAACCTTGCTTTGGTTGTCGGTAATACGTCCTTGATAGAATTGATATCTTCATTTAAAAGATACTTCTCGACTAGATCATGAAACTTTGTACCTCTATCGGTAGCAACTTTCGTAATCTTATTGGCTTCCTCTTCACCAACTTTCTTACGCCAGTTTATGAAAGTCTGACGATTATAGAAACTTGTAATAGAGGTAATAGAAGGAGCTTTCTTTCCACTCGGAAGAGTGTAATATCTGACCCCATCTATGGTATTGGCTTCTAACTCAAAATCACCAAGTTTATTCAAATGAGTAAACGTCATAAAGAAAGAGCGAGTTTAGTAACCAAGTAATTTCTTACTAGACCCGAGCGAACAATATCATCTAAACCAAATTCAACAACACCAAAATCATCTTCCATGATTTCAATTATGCGTTTAAAGTCTAAGATGCCATTCTTCTCATTGGACTTAGTAAGATCCGTTTGAGTAGAATCACCACAAAATAATATTTTACAGTTATCTCCTACTCTTGTTATTATACTATCTAACTCATGAAAATTCAAGTTCTGCATCTCATCTACTAACACAATGCAATTATCAAGTGTTGTTCCCCTGATAAATGATGTACTCCAGAATGAAATAGTCTCTTGAGCTTTTAAATTACCGTATAACATTTCAAAGTCGTTGTCTGATGGCATTTCAAACATATACTTTACCATATTCTTATATGGAATCTGATAGAGTGATGACTTATCCTCGTGGTCGCCTGGCAAGAAACCAATCTCTCTTGTGGAAACCAATGACCTAACAATATACACCTTATCATATGGTGTCATTTCGTCAAGTACATCTTTGAGTGCTAGATACAGACTTATAAATGTCTTACCTGTACCAGCACAACCATATCCAAATATATTTTTACCCTTAGCATATTCATCAAACAAAAGTTTCTGGTTATCTGTAATAGGTTCTACATCAACCAAGACACTATTGTTAATTGGTCTTTTCCTACGTCTTTGTTTAGCACTCATTCCAACGCCAACAGTACTATCACGATGCTGACTATTAGTATTCCTTCTTTTTTTAGTTGACATACTTAAACAATACCTCTCTTGGCTAAACGACCCTGTATTCCCGCTGACTTTTCAGATTTCTTTAGAATCTCACCCCAGCCTGGATGTTTGTTGGTGAGTTTGTCTTTCCACTCTCCAACTTCTCCCACGCCTGGCACTGTTGATGGATCTGAATAATCTCTATCCCATTCGGGGTTGTCAGTTTTCCATTGATCCCAATCGTGAATACTCATTTTAACTTCTTTCTGTTCACCAGTTGTTTTGTTGACCACAGGGTATGTTGCCATTAAGATTCCTCTCCGTGAAGTTCTTGTTTGATTTGTTTTTGAATTTCAACCACACCATTTCTCCATTCTAATGCTTCAGCAACTATTGGAAATTGTTCTATGAACACCGTTTTACAGGCATGTGCAATGTCCATGTGTTCCTTCTGAGTTCCATGAGCGGATCTCAAATCAATATAGTGTATCCATGATCTACAAGAACCTGTCATGTAGATCCTTGTGGGTGTGCATAGTGGTAAAACCATTCTGGCACATTCTTTTGCAACTCCTTCCTCCAACATCTGTTGATATAAGGCGGTTGCAGAGTCAAACAGAGTTTTCATTTGTAATTCTAACTTCTGTTTGACAAAATCGTCAAGATCGTTTGTTGAATTTTGACGATTCTTTAGATCTTGTCTTCTAAGATCTGGGATAGGAATGACTCCTAATTGTGTACTATCAGCATAACGCTGAGAGAACTCTTGAAAGGTAAATGATCTATGACGTAGAATCTGTGCTGCAATAGCACGAGTCGTTTCAATTTCAAGAGTCATACTAGATTGTTCAAATACTGACCAGTGATTATGTTTGATACAGTATTTTAATAGTCCAGCAAACTTTTCGTTGTCCTGATTCTTAGGATTAGAGACTCTGGCAATATGTGCCATAGTCTTCTCTGCGTCAGGTGTAATACTTAATAATTTTACGTCCATTACATCTCTTCTTGATCGGCATAAGTCACACGGTTTTCACCATTACTAACATAAGCAGTGGGATCAGAATAAACTTCTGCTTCCAACTCCTCAATAACAGTTTTCAAATTCTTAATGATAAGTTTCAAATGATTTTTATCCATGTCAAATAAAATAATTAAAGTTAATCACACACCTACGAAGTTCGTCAGTTGGAGAGCATCCAGCATGTAAGGTATTTGAATTAAATACTACCATACGATTAGCCACACTGTCAACCTTTGTACCATCTTCAAATCTGGTATAACCATCATTACTATTTACATAGTAGATGGAAGTGATACAATCGTCAACGTCTGTGTGTAGATCGTACTCCTGTCTTTCTGATGTTCTCATATTTAGATTAGCCTTTATTCTCACTATTGAGATGGGTTCCAACTCATTAATGATAGGCATGAGATTATAAAAGAACTGACTTCTAGGTTCAAACTGTGCATAAAAGACATGACACATCTGGTAATACCCATCGTCAGGAGTGTTAACACCTTTTCCAAATTGCCATGTAAAAGAAGAATCCTCCATCAAAGCTTTGCGGAGGACTTCATAATCATCAGGTTTTAAAAAATCATCAATTACTTTCAGTTTCATATCCTTCTGCTTCTTTCAGTAATTCTGACACAAACTTCTCTGTGCCGTCCATAGTCTTGATCGCAAACAAATTAGATTTCATATATTTCTTTGTCTTCTTATACTTCTTGATGAGTTTCTTATACTCATCTAAATTCATGTTAACTTTTCCATCTTCAGCCATTTAAAATGTCCCCCTCGAAGTCCATCATAGCAAGTAAAGTATCATAAGGAATCCATGCAGGGTCTTCATTACCAAATCGCACTTCAACTTCCTTGATATTTTTTTGGTAAAATCTGCTGTAAACAGTTCTTACATTTTTCACAACACTCATAGGATTAATCATTTACGTTTTTGATTTGGCTTTTTAGATGAAGTTTTTTTCTTATCTGGGTTGAGCATGTCCTCATCCCATAGTTTAGGGGATATTCTACCATCAGATTGTTTCCAACCTTTTAGTCCTGTCTTGTACTTATCATAATAATGATCGAACATTTCTACTGCTTTTTGACACAAAGTAATGTCATAACAAGTCTTACCTTCCTTCTCATACTCAACAAGATATGCTGTATATGGTAGTTTGGGATTCTTTGCTAATTTTGGATCGCAGTCTTCGTGAATGATTTTCAACTTCTGTTCCCCCAAGTAATTTCTGGATATGCTTCTGCCACTAATTCCTTAGTGATATTGTATTTTGTAGTTAGGAGTTTGTCCTTGACAAGAACAAGAATCTGTGCTTCTGGTTCTGGTAGTGTCTGGAGAATATTAATGAATATACTCTCTCTTTTGATCTTATTCAAAGCATCATCACCACCTTTTACAAAGCGATAGAATTGCCTTGCAGAATTACGAATAGTGGTTCTTTGTGGAATACCTTGTTCTCTATTCGCTTGAACATCACCCTCTACAGGTTGATATGGTACGTCTCCATCTGGCAACATAGAAACCACAGTTTCATCAAAGTTCCAAATCATCACCATTTTGAAAGAGTCATCTCCATGAGTGCGGAGAAGTTCAATCTTCTTAGCTTTTACTTTCTCAGAATCTACTGCTTCTAAGATTTCATTTACCATAGGATTTGGTGGCAGTGTTTTCTTTTTAACTGTCACCGTCCTTGGTTTTGTTGTCGTTTTACGAGTCGAAGGTTTTCTCCTAGTTGCGGATCTAGTCTTCGTCGTCTTCTTCGCTGTCGTCATTGTTTTCAAACCTCACGGCTACTATTTCATCAGGAATTAGATTCCCATTTTCATCATACATCTCAGGATGTGCGTATGCACTCTGATTCTGCATATTGACGTAATTGTTTTGTTGGGCTAACCAGCCAATTATACCACCTAATATCAAAAATGTAAAGCATAGTATACTGAATATTACAAGAAGTGCTGATGATTCCATTGGATTCCTCCCAAGGTTAATTACTGGTTTTCTTTTTTATATCTAGTGATAGTCTAAACTCTCTGCCAAATAGTGAGAGTTTGATATCAAAGAACTTTGGCGTTTGTTTAGGCGGTTTCTTTTTATCTCCTTTGAGTATGAGTTCTATGCCTTTATTTATGTCCATATCACTAGGTATCATTAGTGTAAACCCTATGTTCTTTCAGATATTTTAAGGTTTGATTTGCATCACCAATAACCTTATCATCTAACATAACTTGAGGTAAGGCAAGGACATTGGGGAATTTAGATTCAAACTCCTCCTTTGTAAAGTCTTTGTGTAGTTCTTTAAATTCATAAGGTTTACCCAACATATCAAAGACCACTTTTACTTTAAAACAAGCAGGGCATTCTTCTTTTCCATAAATTGTAAACATAATTAATACTCGATTACTTCTACTTTTCCCCAATCGTGCTCAAAAACACATATGGCACCGTGGGATTCTTCGTTAAAACATATTGTAAGATATGCGGATAGTTTTCTACCATCTAAACCTCTGTTAATTTTGTCACCTACAAAAAGAACCCGACCTTCTATGTGGTCGAGTCTTGCAATAGAACCCTTACGGATTGCTATAGTTTTCGCAGTATCTAAGAAAACTTTCTTCGATTCCTCTGGTATTGGTTTTACCTTGCGATACCCATAGGTGGCAGAATTCGTAGAGATTACGGACATTTTCGAGAGTGTTGTATTTTTTTAAAGAAAGAAATGTTTGTTGGCGTAGTGCCATACGTTCATCACGATATCTTAAGTCACTCATTTTCCTCTTCCTTCTCCATCCTGTCAATAGCGGTGGTCATCCTGTCAAACAAGGTCTCAGTTCCTTGTATATTGTCAAGGTGTGCAATAATACCACCTAATTCTCTTACCACATAAGGTTTCTCTACTCTTGCTGCAAACGCAAGTGCGTCACGAAGGTGGACTTCTGCCTTCTTGAGACTTTCTGAGGTTTGTTCTGATAGTGCCATTAGTCTTTCTTAATTGAGTTCCAATCGTCTTGGAATAACTGTAGTCCCTTGTCAGTTAAGATGTGATTATACATCTTACCAAATATGGAAGGGGGCATAGTTACTACGTCTGCACCTACTGAAAAACACTGTGCAACATCTTTTACATTCCTAAGAGACGCAGCAAGAACCTGAGTTCTTGACATATGTTCTTTATATAGATTTGCGATGTCTTTTACTAATCCAATACCTTCAAATGAATTATCATCAACTCTTCCTACAAATGGTGAGATATAAGTTGCACCCGCTTTTGCGGCAAGAACTGCCTGTGCAACTGAGAAACATAGGGTCACATTTACTGTGAATCCGTCACTTGTCAGTAACTTACATGCTTTTAGACCTTCTACTGTCAACGGCACTTTGATAGTCACGTTCTGCATATCTTTGAATGCTTGTGCCTGTTCAACCATTTCCATGGCTTCTTCTGCAACTACCTCTGCTGATATAGATTCAAAGAATGGGAACTCTCCCGATATTTTCTTAATTGTTTCTACAGGATCTCCACCACTCTTAAGTATTAATGATGGGTTTGTTGTCACACCGTCTATCAGACCTGTTTGAGTAAACTTTTGAATGTCTTCAAATACGGCAGTATCAAGGAAAATTTTCATTTCTTAGTTTGTCTTTTAATTAATT